GGCCGCTGAAGAAGAACGGCCACAGCGATTGCGGAGGAAAGCAACCATTCGACATCGCTTATGGCCCCGGTACGGTGGTGCCGACCTGCACGATCGGCGGCAGTGTCGTGCCGGCTCCCGGCTTGGTGCCGACCGGCTGCGCCGGGAATGCGCCGAGCGTGTTGGTGATGCCCTGCATGATGAAGCCCGTCGATGGTTTCGAGCAAACAAGGTTTAGCGCAGTGAGACTCAAACCGACACTGGCGATCTGTCCTTGCGGGATGGTCGAATACCAACCCGTCCAGGCAAAATTGCAATCCTCGTGAATCACGAGGGTGATGTATTTGCTGTTGAAGCCGATCGCGGTGCCCTGCGGACAATTCAAATCAAAAAAGATCGGCGTGTCACCTAACAACAAACCGCGGAAGCCGGCGTTGACTGGATCGTCTTTGCCCCACCGCGAACTCGGATCTGAATTGTAGCGTTCGACGCTCATGAAGTCGGTCAGGAGCTGAGTCCAATCCTCGACGCTCATCACCACGAAGTCGAGCGCCTCACCGCCGCTGTGCTTCACTGCCTTGAGGAGCTGCGGGATGAATGCGGCGCGTGTCAGCACTGCGCCGGCCGCGGCGACTTTCAGACCGCCCCATGTTGGATACGTTGCGCGCGACAGGCCGCCGTACACATCAACTGTCGTGCCGTCATCGTATGCGTCTAAGAGGCCGAACATTTGCAGCACGTTCACCGGGCCGGGAATGCTGCTCGATGAGAACAACGACGTCGACAGCATGTCGAGCGCGCTGTTTTTCAGATCGTTGAGCTTGAGCATCAAACGACTGGCGACGGCGATCGCGTCTTGCGTGACGAGCTGCTCGAGTCCGAACGATGAGACAGGCGTGGCGAGTGCACAAAGATTGAACTCGGCATTGACGGTCTGTGCGACGTCTGGCGCGATCGCGAACTGACCGTTCGGTCCCATCCACGAACTGTTGACATATTTCCCGGTTTGTACGGGCTGCGTGTACGGCGACACACCACCGCTGGCGCGGATCGCATTTCTCAGCAGCAACGCAAGCAGCGGGTTTTGCTTGTAGATGAGCAGGATGACCATTTGCGCGAACACGCGCCGGATCGTGGCCTGCAATTCGGTTCCGACTGGACCAGACGGGATTAGACCTGCGCCGAGAAGTGGCATGACCGTTACCTCTGCTCACGAGCGCGACGCTCGTCTCTGTAGATTGCCTGGATGATTTCGTTGCGGGCAAAGGCCTCCGGATCTTTGGCCATCTCTTTGAACCCCTCGATGCGCTCGTGATGCCAGTGGCCGGCGTCAAACTCGGGTTCGGAGGTCTTCGGATCTTTCGCGGCGAGGTAAGACGCGGCAACCTCGTAGCTGCCAACGTTGTTTTTGACCATGAAGTCTTCGAGGCGAGTCATCGCCTCTTCAGAGAAGCCGTATTCCTTCTGCGTAGCGGCGCGAACTTTTTTCCAGTTCTCGTCCTGCTTCCGCTGCTCTTCGGCCGCGCGCTCGTCGTCGCGGGCTTTCTTCTCTGCGTCGAAGCGCTGTGTGATTGTCTCTTCGAGGTCATAGTCGGGAATCTTGACCTGCGGATACATTTTTTTGATTAGCCGCTTGGCTTCTTTGCCGAGCTGCGGGTGGTTATAAAGTGGCTCAACGAAATCTGCGACCTGCCTTCTGCCCTGCAGGAAGTTATACTCTTCATCTGAAATTTCGCGGGGCATCGTCGGCCTCTTCTGCGATATGGTCGGTGATTAGTTGTTGTTCGTCTTCCCTATGATCGACGGCTGCAGTGGCACACCGCCCTCGGGCTTAGGAACGATCTTTGGAATAGCGCCCCATTCGGATGTCTCGCTCTGCGTATTGTTTTGCAGAATCGTACGAGGTGGGGTCGCAGGCGGGGTCGTAATCGGGGGGTCGTAAGATCTGTTTTGTGCCACGTCTGGTCCTCCGAGAGTTGAGCTGGACATCCAGCTCGTGTGCGGCCCGTTCTTGTTGTTCGCTGGGCCGCCAGTGTCGGGGTGGATACCGATCGCACGCCTCTTGCATTTGCTTAATTAGTTCTCGTGCATGAGGCGTATTCGGCGGAACGTATATCATTCCTACGCACCGGGCAAAGGCGTGGACGGGGTCGGGGCTTGCTGCGCCGGCCCTCCGCCACCAGGGACTCCACCTCCTCGTTGCCCGAGAATGTTTTGTAGGAACCCGCTCTGCGTGATCTGCCGCAGCAGATCCATCACGCCAGTACGCTGGACACCGATGCTTGGCGCGCCTTGCGGTAGATGCCGGCTGAGCCGCTGCGCGGCGTTCAGCGCATCCTTGTGCAGTGGGCTACCGGGCGGCAAACCGATGGCCGCCTGCTGTATCCACTGCACAGCCTGCAGCAATTTGCTCATCGAGTTCGCCGAATCACCCGGCCCTGGCGCAGAGATCTGCGGCCCCTGCCGAGCGCGAGCAATCGACGCTAAAACCGGACCACCGCCAGCAGGAGGAGCGCCTCCTGGCCCAGCAGCGCCAGCATTAGGATCAGGAGGAGGCGGGGTTCCTGATGCCTCTTCCTCAATGTCACCGTTAGCCATCGGTCATAGCCCAGCGTCACGACAGCGCCGTAAGCTACTCCCAGATGCCACATTTTCGCAACCCTAGCCGGCCGGTACGACCAGCGCCCCGACGAAGTAGCTGAGCTGCAGAGCGGCGAGCGCGGCGCAGACGTAGATCGCCAGCGCCCCGATGTGCGCGTGGTTGCTTCCCAAACCAAAACCGATCGTGCAACAGAACACGACCAGCACCGCAAGCATTGAGTGGAACATGTTGGTCCCCTGACCCATGCCCCACAGCCCTTCGACCCAGGATATTATTTCCGCTTGCGTCCGCCGCCGCCAGCACTTTTACCGACTGGCAGTCTCAAGACATCGCGAACGAGTTCCTCCTGCTTCTCGGCCTGCATCGCTTTCGCCTGTTCCTTCTTGCGTTGGCGCAGGCGCGCCAAGAGGAGCTGCGCCCCAGGCGGGTGCAGCATATGAATCAAATCCTCGGCGTCGACGGCCCCGGCGCGAGCGAGCGCGATCGCAACCTGCCTGTTATCTTCCGCGAAGGCCGGCGAGGCCGAGTGCGAATCAACAACGACCTGAAAACCCTCGGGGAGCTGCGACAGAAAAAATTCGATGCCGTTGTCGTCGGTCTTGTAGACGAACGGGTCCATCGCTTGCTGGATGCGTAATCCGACATAGCCGCAGTCGGCGAGCTGGCGCTCCAACCGGGACGCCTGATCAATCAAGCGTGGGGAGGAAGTCCGGACGAGCGTCTGGGCGTGAACACCAGCTCTCACACCCGGCTCGCCCTGTCCGCTCATGATCGGGGAGAAACCGGATGCTTCGTCAAAGCATTTGAAAATAAATTCCAGCTCTTCGAGATACCCCGGCGGTGGCGGCTCCATGAGCTTCTGCGATTTGGCGTTCGGATTTGCATCAGCCAGGAAGCCGCCTTCGCTGATGATCTTGAAGTAGATCTCTTCGGTGACGCCGGTAAAGCCGCTCAGCACTTGCGGTGCCGCAACGTTGCGATCCCACATGACTTTCAGATCACGCAGCCTTTTGTTCAACATGTCCTGAAGCATCTGGATGTCGGCGATGATGCTTCTTCCCCAAAAATAACCGGGCGTCCTGACCGCCTGCACTTTAACGAACGAACTGTGACCGGGAATGCGTGACAGATTGCGCCGCGTCTCGTCGCCTTCGATGATGATCGGGTCCGCGCCGTAGATGAACTGGATCACCGTGTAGTCACTGTCGCGATCGCGGTCCTTCACCCACAGCTCGCAGTGCTTGACCGTGCGGCTGATCTTCTTCTGCGGCCTCCACGGCGTCGGCGTCGGGAACACGTTGACGATGCCGGCGGCGCTCGGCATCGAGCCTTCGCTGCCCAGCGGGGCCATGCCGCCGACTACCATCTGATGGAAGTACGTTTCCGGCTCTTCGTCGTCCTCGTTGCTGTGGCCCTCGATCACCCGCTTGATGATCTCATCCTCTTTCGGATGCTCGATGTCGCGCAGCATGGTGCGCAGCCGCGACGTTGTCGGGTAGCTGACGTGAACGAAGGCCTCTTGCTCGGCCAGCTCGACCACCGCCTCGCTCAGTACGCCGAAATTTTGCGGATGGACCGACTGCATTTTGAAGCTATGGCCATCGGGCCGAAGCTTGAGCAGATGACAGCCGTTGTTCAGCGCCCAGATCACCGACTCGGCAAACGTCACGTCGCTGTCGGTGATCTTGAAATCGTCAGAGAGCTTTTCGCCGACCAGTTGGGCGCGCTCGAGTACGTCCTCGGGCATGCTCGAATCGTAGGTGACTTGGAAGCGCACATCGGTCGGCTGCATGAGAAAGCCGGCGAGCTTGTCGACGAAACCGCGAACCTTGTTGTAGATCGCCGCGGCGCTACTGCCGGTGCCCTGGTAGTAGTACTGCGCCGCACGCAAATAGACCTGCCCGCGCTCCTGCGAGCTGCCCATGCATTCGTCGACGATCTCCTTGCACCATTCCCCGAGCGGACTGCCCTTGTCGTCTTTGTCTGGTATCTTTAGGGCCATAACTCACCAAATTTTTGCCGACCTCTTCTTCGATAGTTCGATCAGATCCGGCTGTGCGCCGCTCTTCAGTGCCCCCTGTAGCGCGTCGAGGCCGCTGCCGAATTCTCTGCGGTTCTGCCGGCCGATCGCCAACCCCTGCTGCAGCGCGTCGGGGATCGCGCTGTTCCACGTGCTGGGCAGCACGTTGGCGCTGGCGTCCTTGTAGCGGACCTTCGGCTTCATGCCCTCGTGCCGATCGCGATTGAAATCGGCGACGTGGTAGTCGTTGCTGATGATGTCCTCGACCAGGGCGTTGGCGCGCGCGTTCGGCGAGCTGTTGACGGTCGCCACCGGCTTGAACACCTGTTGCGTTTCCCGAGCATCGCACTGCGAGCAGCTCGGCGGCGGATCATCGATCTGATCCATCGTCAGCACCACATCCCAGTAGTTATTGCACTCCGGGCAAGCGTAGGTGCGTCTGATCGGCATCAGTCTTCCGATGCGGGCAGCGGCAGTGTCGTAGTTGCGAGGAAGGTCAAGCCGGTGCCGCCGATGCCGATGTACCAAATGTTGCCGGCCTGATCGATGCCGGTGCTGCCAGTGCGCACCGGACCAACCGGCGCAGTCGGATTGACCGCGGGCGTCGGCGTCGTGTCCTGTTGGACTGGTGCGGTGTTGGTGTTCTCGTTTTCGTCGTCGTCGTCGTTGTCGCGCCGGGTGTGACCGTGCCGTGCTGGATGCTTGACCATTAGAAACGCTCCTGCCGCTGACGTGCCTTTTCGTGCATTCTCAGGAAATGGTTCGAGAATGCCAAGCTCAGCATGTTACCAGTACCGAGCGGCTTTGGCTTCTCGTTCACCGAACCCCATGTGAGATTGCGAGCAATAAGCCCATCGCGACGCCATTTGACCCAGGTATGATGAGCCAATACCAACGCAGAAACCAAGTCATCGCCTTCCCCCGTGTCTGGACCCGCGCCGATCCACCCCTCGTCCTCGACGATCGCCTGGAGCTGCTTCACGCAGTTCAGTGACCGCACCTCCAGCCGCCGCAGCATCAGCGAGTCGCGCAGCTCGCTATAGGTCATGTGCCGATTGTCGGCGTTCGTCTTCCAATTGATGATGTTGCCGCCGCCGCCGTACGAATCAGCCCTGGAATACAAAAACCATCGTACCTGACCGATCATGTCGAGGATGCGGTCTTGGTTGTTGTCGGATTGCAGGATGCCGCGCTCGGCGAGGTGTCGCAGGTTTCGCACTTCGGGCATGACCGCAGCGCCGATGCCAGTAACCTCCAAGTTCGCCATGTGATCACGATACGCGCCAGCGAGATGCGCCAAGACCCAGGCCAGCTGGTATGTGAGGGGGATATTGCTCTGGAATTCCGCGACCTGCACAACACGATCAGCATAACAACGAAGAACCTGAATTGCGTGATCGTTCGCCTCGCCACCGCCGCCTCCTGATGGATCGATGCCAATGGTGTAAAGGCCGGCCGGATCTGGCGGCTCGAAGACGCGCAGCGTTACTTCGTCGGGGTCGTTAGTCTGCTCAATTCGGCTTGCAAGAAATTGCTCCTCAAAAATATATCGATAGCCCTTATACGGAGCGCCTTCGGCCAGTGCTTCACCGATTTCGAGAGTGCGTCGAGCCGGGAAAAAGTGCGAGCCGGATGCGATGAAACATTGTCGCTCGTGCCACGGATAGTGGCGATGCATGTACTCTTCTTGGCGGAATTCCGACTCGCGTCGCCACCACGCGATCTGCTCGGGCGTGACGACGTGTCCGTACTCTTGTTT